TTTTCGTAGGTAAAGATAGTACCGTTAGCACTCAGCATCCAAGGTTGATTTGATTCAAAGATCAAATCATAGATCTGTGCTGCACTAAGGGTATCTGAACCTCCATCTTCCCAATCAATAGTAATTTCACGTCCTACCTTTCTTTCAAGCACGTCGGTATATTCTAAACTACCAAATATACCTTCCCAAGCTGATGCGAATGATTTGCCCTTGGCCATTTCGGTGGCGATATAATCTTTGGTACCATCTTGACGCAGTTGACCCACGATGGTTTCTGGTCCCATGTTCAACGCACGAATAGCTGAAGGATACAGTGAGTTAATATCCAACGAGCCAATCCATTCGTGGATGCCTTTCTTAGGATACGCAACATACGCACCAGCAGCCTGTGTGTCTATGCCATCACGATTTACACGATTGGGAACAATCATACCACGCTTGTGTGCTTCGTTAATAATGGCCTGCTCTGTAACTGCCACAGCTCCCATTGTGGTAGCTAACAGCACTGTGCATTCATGGGCCAGTGTATTAGCCAGGTCTAAGAACTTTAGTTTTTTATCTAACTTGTCCAACAGAGCAGTGTCTTGCCGATTGTATTCTATGAATCTTCTGAAATCATTGTTGTACAATTGGTCTAGTGTGCCTTCATATACAGTTTTGTTTTCACCGATCTCCATTTCACCGATGGCGTCTAATCTATATGTGTGGCGTTCTTCATAGGTATACTTGCGATACAGTTCAAGGCTGTCTAGATGCACACGACCAATAAAGTCATAGGTCACAGCGGTTTTACCATACTTTTCATACTCTCGCTTCTTGGGAAACTGATTCCATAGACAGAACCGTCGAGTATCTTCTTTGCTCAAGACTTTGGTAACACGATTCACCGTATATGGGATATCAAAGCCTTCTGAGTTCCATCCGCTGAGCACATCGACATCCTGTATGATGTCCAAGAACGTGTCCAGCATTTCCGATTCAGTTTCGAACAGCATGGTATTGGGCATGTCTTCAACCTGTTTCTTGGCTTCGGCCATGCTGATTGTTTTAGGAGGTATGGCCAAACATATCATGGTCTCCATCCATTGCAGATACACAGCGATAGCAGTGATAGGCATGAACGCATCTTCCGGCGATGCGTATCCACGTTCTGGATCAAAGTCTACTTCGATGTCGAAGAATGCTACGTTAAGTTTAGGGGCGTCGGTGTTGAGATAGTGATCTTCTAGGCAACGATATATGGGATTGATATCGCTTTCATAGAGTTTTTTGTTGCTGTGTATGGCTAGTTCTTTGCGATGCTCTTTGACATTTTTTGAACTAACACGGCTTAATGGTTCACCCTTGATACTGGTAAACTTGCCGCGGGGATCGATGTAATAAAAAACATGTCTTGCTGGGTATTCTTTGAAATGTCTCTGACCTTTGTCATCTCGTTCGACCACACGGATGATGTCATTGTCGCGATCATAGAAAGCGTCTACGTAACTCATTTATTCTCCTATGCAATTTTTAGGCTTGCAAATACCAGTGTGCGGTTTATGGCCACGCCTACCATCTACTATTATTTAACTACTTAGCATCCTTACCAACCCCACAGTATCTATCGTGGTCAGCAAGATGTAGTTAGCCAACATGCCAAACGATTTCCTAGTATAAGCAGCCCAAGCATACATAGCGCAGCCGAGAATCCAAATAGGGTAAAGCGCAAGTAAAGGTGGATTAGGGACTGTGGCTGCCATAGTAATACTACACCCAATACTAATAGCCCAAGCAAGCAACTCAACAACAAAACGGAAGCGATTACTACGCCAATCATCTCGTATCCATTCTAGGGTAGGTCGAAATACGTCATTAATCATTTAATCCTTTTCAGGCAAACGTTTGGTAACACCTAGGATCATTTCAATCTCATTCCATTCATCTTCATGAGATTTCCAATTGTCTTTGTGTGCTATGCGTATGGCCTTGTTGATGATTGAGGGTTTGATCTGCAGTTCTTCTGCTACAGCTTTGACAGTTTCTTTGAGACCTTCCTGCAGGTCTTCGAGCTCACGTAGTACATTCGAACCTTCTGTGATTAATCTTTCCAGTTTGGCTTTTTCTTCGGGACCGTACATTTTCGTCATAATTTCTCTCCTATAAGATTATTATACAGGAATAAAAAAAGCCAGTCAATGAATGACTGGCTTAGGTTAACCAAAAGGTTGATTTATTTTTGAGCTTCGCTGAGCACGTCATACATTTCAAATGTACCTCCGTTGCGCTCGTAGATCAATCCGGCGTATAATTCTGCTTTCATACCTTCGCCTAGTTTGCTGGTAGCCACACGAGTAGCCCAGTTAAACAGTGATTTGTCTATGGGATCAATCTGTTGTTGGCCACCGCTTTCTTGAACCAGTTGAACCATCTGCTTGAAACTTAATTTTGTTTCTACTGATTCTTTTACTGGACGCTTTTTGCCTTTGGGCATCATCTTTGATTCGTTTTTCTTTCCAAAGTATTTGGCCTGAGCAGCACTCATACCTTTCTTAGCGCCGTCTTTCTTATCTTCGCCTTTTTCTCCAGCAGCTTTCTTCATTGGCTCTTTCTTGTCACCGTCTTTGTCAATGTCTAGGAAATCTGGCTTAGACCCTTCTTTTACTTCTTGTTTCTTGTCCTTCTTGGCTTTGACCTTTTCGTCTTTCTTGGCTTCTACCATCTTCATGAACTTGCTTTTGAATTCAGGTTCTACGCTTTCTTTTTTGGCTTTTTTCTTTGGCTTATCGTCTTCGTCGTCGCTGTCTACTTCGGCTTTGCTGCCGCCGTAGTTCTTGCCAGCGTGATGTTTAATGCCTGTAGCAGTCTTTTCTATAGTGCCACCGGTAGAACTGGGCTTTTTATCACCTACTTTCATTTCTTCTTTGACATCTTCTTCTTTCTTTTTCTTAGCTTCAGCTACATATGTGCTTTGTCCTGCTAGCACACGCAGAGCAGCATCTTCGTTGAGCTGTACAGCTTTGTCTAGTACAGGAGCAGCTACGGTAGAGATTTGATCATCCATTGAGCTGATTTTTGTGATAAGTGATTTAAAGTCCATGTTCGATTCCTTGTTCCTAACGGTTGGTATTGTATTTATCTTTTTACTGCAGAGCCAGCCCCAAACAAACTGGTGCTTTGATCTAGGGCATTTTTGGCTGTGCCGTCTTTGTTTTTAGGCTGCATTACCTTGGGCTGTGGAGGTGATTTAGTTCCAGAACCCGTGGCAGGACTGCCAGTATAACTCTTTTTACCTCTGGCTTTGCCCGGGCTGATATGCGGATTTACCACGGTAGCAATACTACCTGATGAGGTAGATCCAGCAGTGGCGGATTCTATGATTTCTTGTATTTTCATAGTATTATTTATTTTTTTTGGCTCTGCCTGCCTTCATGTTCGCTAACCAGTGGGCCATGCGAGCCTTCTCTCCTGATGAGTTTTTAGCAGTTTTACGTAGGCTGCTGACGCCGGCTTTGGTGTTAACACCACTGCGTTTAGCCAATCCTTTGCGTCCAGGCTTCTTACCATCTGCGAAATTTTCGCTGGCTTGTCGGCTCTGTGGCATGTGATCTTTGCCGTAACTGATACGACTGCCCGTGATAGTCTCTATAGCTACGTGCAGTGCCGGTCCGCTTAAATGTTTACGCAGCCATTTCTCTGCTAAATTGTTTATGATCTTCTCATTGGCGTGTACTTGACCGCTACCTCGAGTACGATCATGAACATAAGCGTGACATGCTTCGTGTGCCGCCACAGCAACATCTTTGGCGGCTTTACTTTCTAGGTTCCGAATATTAATACTACCACCGGGCCCTGAATCCTCGGTGTCTCTAAACATAGGGGGCGCATCGCTCTGATATACGTAGTACATGCCTGGCTCAATTTCTTCTTCGTCGTCCGTTACACGATTTTTGCCTAATATACTTTGGATGGTCTCGTATGCAGTCCATAGTGTAGGAGCAGGTGCACCTCCCACTCTCGTGGTTGGTAACATGGGCTTATCTTCAGGATCAAAATCTCCATAACGTCGACGCAATTCGTCATCACTGGCTTCAGCTTCTTTAACATCGTCGAACTCTCGTCCCTGAAGTTTTACCCCCACAATATCCTGCACCAGTTTCCATGCAAGACCTTTCTTGCCACGTTCTAACAGTTCTTTGAATTGTTCTTTGGCTTCAGGATCAGCCATTTGAAAAAATTTAGCCAACTCCATCATGCCTATGTTACCAGGATAAGATGCTTCGTGCTTGATGCTTTCTCCACCACCGCCATCACCGCCTGATGAACCACCATCTCCACTATACCCTGCATAATAGCCATAGCCGCCATAAGGTCCTGGACCGTAGGCAGCCCAACGCGGCCTACGTTTACGTTTTCTTTCTGTGACAAACTCGTGAGCTTTCATTAGGTTATCTTTGTTGGATTACAGCAATATGTTGGATCGCACCAATCGTAGGATTGACCAATGTCGCCTGCATATGCGAAGCTGATGCTGATGGCATAAAGATACATGCCTGCCAGAAAATTTTTAAACAGGGCTGTAAGGATTTTTTGGAGTGTCATAACCGTCGTCCTCTGGATACACTGGATATTGATTCATACAGGTCGTTCTCCTGTGAGATAAGGCAAGCTGAACCATAGTTGGAACCATTCTGGGGTACCTGGTTTAATATTATGTTTTTTCATAAGCTCACCTTTTTCATTACCAGTGATCGAGATGTTGCTGCCGCCGTACGGCTGATATCCTTTAAACTCTGTAATACCTGCTAGACGTTTTAATTCTGATAATTCCATATTAATAATTATCCATGTCTCTAAATTCTTTGCCTGTGGATTTATCTAAATAAGTTGTCTTTGATGGATTAGCAGTGTAAGGACCTTTATCCATGTAATTTTTATTATTATCGGCTTTCCCAATAGCAGGAGTTTTATCCATATAGTCTTTGGTCTTTTTTGGTGCAGTAGCATCTACATCACTGTTTTTATATCTATCTAAATGTATAGTATAATTTTTAATGCCTTTTCGATCTAACAGATTTTCTAAATCCTTTTTAGCATCATCTAATCTGTAATCATAGGAATTTCCAAGATCTTTTTTAATTGTTTTTACAGAGCCATCCGATAATTGCATTTTGATAGTGGCCATGATTGGTAATGGCTCAATGGCCTGTGCTGAACCGCCACCTAATGCAGCGGCCGAAGCCAATGCGGCGCCTGCAACTTTAGATTTCCAACCCTCATCTGTGCTTTCGTTAGCAGGCTCGCCGGTAACGTATACTTCCCACTTTTTACCTGTAGCGTCTGATTTTTTACGAGCCCAATCTTTTAATTGTTGGTGGTGTTGTTTTTCGCGGTAGTCGTCGGCATAGGTTCCGCGGCCTTTAAACACCTTCCACTTCTTACCGTTGATGTAAACGGCAAAGTTGTTTGGTGGTTCGGTATTACCTTCGTCCCAATCTTCGGGATCTCTTATTCTTTCTGACATGCTTTCACCATACTTTTCTTTCTCGCCAAATCTATCCCAAGCACGATTAGCACTTTGCTGATTCTTTTTAGCGTCTTTAGCATCTCTTTTATCGTCTGCTTTAATCATGCGATCAACTGCTCGCTTATGAACTTTAGTCAACATCTTCTGACCTTTTGGGGTGTCACCGTATTCTTGTAATGAGCCTTCCGCTACACCTTCGTCGTATTGTTTGTTCTTATGCTTTACATCGCCTTGTTTTTCTGCTTTGCGTTTATCTTTGTGTTGGCCCGCACCTGCAGTCTTTTGATTTTTAGCGACAAAGTTTCTAGGTTTACTTGCTGGTATAAATTCTTTTGCTTTCATACAGTGATACCTCTTGATCTGATGCCACCTTTCTTTTTGATCTTGCTTAGTTCGTCTAAGGCATGACGTATCTGTTCCATGTTCATTTTAAGTTCTTCAAACTGGCGAGCCATTATTTGCCATTCATCAGGACTGGCGCCATCAGCACGAGCAGCAAGATCTTTTAACTGTCCGGCTGCCCTTAACATTCGATATTTGAGTTTAGCAGGGTTGGCCTTATCATGACCGTATATCATCGGATCCATTGGATCGGCAGGATCTAATTCGATAGGCGCCTCTGATAATCCTTCGTTAATGCCCATGCCTTTGCGTACCGCACTAAACAAAGGTTTAGCAAGTTCTCCTGCACCTGTGGCTTCTTGGAATGCTTCAAAGTCATTGTTAGCGGCGGCAGCTCGAGCACCACTAGCACTGACTCCTGCTACTCCCTCGGCTCCGTCTTCACGTTCGCCACTGCTTACAAAGTCTAGGACTTCGAACTTGTAGTAACCGTGTGCCTTACCTTCCACACCATTGTATTGAGTGAGAAGATTTTTCATGTCTTCCAATCTATCTGAGCCTGCCACAAAGGTAGCACTGTTATATCCTTGTTCATGTAGATATGAAGCTACCTTGCCTATGGTGTTAAGTCCAGCGTTATCGACTACATCACCTGCATACTCAGGGAACATCTCTTTGATAAACTTAATTTTCGTAGCATAGTCTAAAGGATTTTTCTTTTTATCCTGTGTTTGGCTTACGAAAATCCGCATGTCACCACCTTGGCTCTTCATTGTGTCAAGCACCTGTTTGTGTCCAATAGTGGGGGGATTCATCCTGCCGAAGCAGAATGTCACATGTTTTGTCCCAGCTTCGAATAATTCTAATAGCAGCATTAGTCGTAATCGCCTTTTTCAAGATATTTTTCCTGCTCAGTAGCAAACCGTTTGGCTAGAGCTATGAGCTTTTCTTTGGGGAACTTTTCTTCTCTGTCATCGATGTCGTATTTTTCGCAATAGTGATCAAGACAGGTTTCAATTGGTCTTATATAGACCTTGAATACATTAGGATTACCTTGATGTTCTTTGTGTCTTTTAACAGCAGGAAAAAAATACTGATTTAGCATTTTATCGTCGTTGTCAATAAAGTGATGAAGATCATCTAGCCAGTCAATTTCTTGTTGATCATCTTTAGGTGCACCAATAGGGCTCCACATTTCTCTTAACAGCATTACCAGCTCCTACATGACCAATAACGTGCTTTCCATCTCGGACCTGGATTTTTGCAGTTATGACGAGCACGGAATGATTTTCTACGTGCTGGATTAGATTTTTTGATGCGCATTTTTTTGTCGCCGAAGTTGACTTTGACGATGTTGCCGTTGGGCTTGCGCACATATACTTTGGATTTCTTTACGTCGCCCGCCATTTTCTTGCCCAAGGGCACTTCACGACCTCGATATTTGGCTTCATCTACATCATCTTCCGCCACATCTTGCGATCTATAAACTCCGTCTACTTTTTGTTTTGCTGTGCCGCCAGTGGCTTGTACAACAGCAGTTAATAAATCGTTGAATTTTAATTTAGGATTAATTAATGCATTAGGAACAATAGTTTCGTCGCCATGTACTAGATCTACATCATCAAAGTACAGTGGAGCATTTTTTTCTAAACCCGCTTCTTTGCGCAGCCAGTTTGTGAGTTTCTTTTGGTCGCCATTTTTTTCGTACCATTTAGCAACATTATAACCGTGTGCCGAACCTTCTGTCACTCCT